GTTAGTCTGATTAAGCTGATGAGAGAAGTACTTGGCAATCGAGGCTGCATTCTCTGAGACTTGCTCAGTACCACCGACAATAGTCATTCCTGAACTGTTGATGATCAACTTGTCATCAAAGGCAAAGACTAGGTTTGTGTAAGGGATGCCAGTAGTTTGATCAAACTCAATAGGAGTCTCGCCATACTTCTTGATTACATTAGTACGGTTTAGGAATACTGCTGTGCCTTCGTGATCTATAAAGAATGCGCCTTGCTCAGAGAACTCGGCGTTCTTTAAGGCGTCAAGAGTAGTTCGAGAAGTGCCTGGATCAACTTGGCAGGTTGTGTTGCCGGTATCTATGGTGCGCATCGATGTAGGCCAAGACACTTGATCAAGGATCTTGCCTATGCGTGTGCCAGTATCTTGCCCTGCTGTAGCGCCTGTAACGGTTGTAACGGTTGCCTGTTGCATAAGTCTGAACGCATCTGTGCATACAATATCCACATAGCCAGTTTCCTGTCCTTTAGGATAGGTGTACTTGTACTCGATGGTATAGCCAGAGAATAAGAAGTAACCTACGCCGCCGACTGTTGCCGATACGCGCAACTTGCGTAATGGAGTCAGGAAGCCAAAGTAAGGCGATGAAGTGTTCTGCGGATTAAAGTAACTGAGAGGATCGAGGACTCGAATAGTTGCTTGTCCAGCTTCGTAAGTGTCGCGCATGATGTTGCGTCCTCGACGAATGCTGATTGAATAAACGTCTGGAGTTAAATCAACTGTTGGTTCTGGAGTAGTAGTTGAGGCTAATGTGCCTGTGCCTAATACGCCGTATTTGATATCGCCAATAGTAAAGGGAATACCAAAGGTAGCGCCTGATGTAAAGTCAAAAGATACGCTTATCTGCGCAGGTAAGGTCATGGCGTAGGTGTCTCGGCGAATGATCCAGATCGACGGTTAATAGAAATCTTGTTGCCTGAAAGTGAATCATTAGTTTGTTTTACTGTAATGGCATCCGCGAGCATTGTGCCATCTACATATAGATCAACCTTAACGGTTGCAGGGAAGGCTTTGTTAAAGCTTGGATTGGCAGGAATGAAATCTGTCATATCGCCTAGACCTATGTCACCAAAATTTGATGTAACTCCAGAACTGACTACGTTTGGAACTGCGCTGACTGCGATGGCTCTTACTTGCGCTTGAATTGCATCTAGGTAAGCAGCCCAGCCAGCAAACGGATTCTTAGCATCTGGCAAGTTCTTTAGATAGGCGATAAGTCCAGCGCTTAGTCCTTGAGCCTTGCCAATTTCACCAGCTAGTTTAGAAGCTTCTGTTGTGTTGCCGGTCAGAAGTGCTAATTGCAGTTCTAAGCGCTTGCGCTCATCATCGCTGATCTTGCCCTTGAGAGCTGCAATAATCTGAGTTTGTTCAACATCAAATAAAGTGCCAGCCTTTTGTAACGCAGTTTGCTCTTTGATGGCTTTAGTCTGCTTAGTAATCGCTACTGTCTGTTCTTTGGAGCGCTTTAAGGATGCCTTCTCAATTGCTGCCTTTTTAAGTTCTGCTGCAATGGCTGGAGTAATAGTTGCCTGTGGAGCAGGTTTAGCAAAGATGCCTGGGATGCGAGTAAATTGTAAGTTTAGTATTGTGTCTAATACTTTGAATGCTGTTGCCGTTCCTCTAGCGAATGAAGCCATTGCATTAGAAGCTGCATCTATTTTTGCAATTATGTTATTTAGTCCGCTCGCGCCGCCGCCGCCAAGAATTGTTAACGCATCTATAAAACCTTTACCGATAGTCTCTGAAGCGTTTGCGGTTGCAACATTTAATTTATCGAATGATCCAGCGTAGGTATCTACAGCATTCTGAGCTTGTCCACCGAATAAAGTGTTGATGCGTGTCTGGACTTCCTCGAAGGACATAGCCTTGAGTTCTGCCTGAGTTAATCCTATGCCGTATTTAGCAAGGGCTCGAGTCTGTCCTACATAAGCCTTGCTCAAATCTCCCGAAACTGTTACTACATCGACCCCACTTGCGGCAGACAGATTTAGGGCTGTGCGAAGTAATTGTTGGCTCTTAGTAACATCGCCGGTTGTGGTTAATAATCTCTGGAAGGCTGGGCGCAACTGGTCATCAAGGACTCCAAATTGCTTTTCCAAGTCGGCAATAAAAGTTTTAACTGCTGGATCAGCAAAGGACAAACCAAGGTTATCAAGTGATCGACTTAGAACACGAGCTGCCTTATCATCTGCGGCAAAAGCTTTAGCAGCATTGAATCCAGCCCTTGCTAACTTTTGCGCAGTAAATAAACCTAAAAAGGATTTAGCAAGTGTGTTGACTTGTTTATTTAGACCAAGCGTTGATTTACTAGCATCAGCAAAGGCTTTCTTGCCCGAAAATACAGTAGCAATATCTATCTTTAGATCAGCCATTATTTGCCGTCCGTTCTTGATCTAAATTTACCTGCTGAGTTTTCGATTGCTTTGATAACAGCAGCAGTTACTTTGCCTTGATCTTCTGCAAATGCTCTAAAGATTACGCGCCCAGTCATTTTGCGAGTTGATCTGCCGACCTGTCCTTGTTGGCGAGGGCGAGCATTGACCAAAGATCCAAGAGCATTAGCCCTAGCAATAAATTGCTTGCCAGCGTTAGGATTAAGTGATTTGTTAACCTTGTTTGATGTATCAATATAATCGCTAAATTTGCCTCGAGTAGAAGCCTGAGATGGTTGTCCTTCAGGATTCTTGCGCCCTGCTGTCTCGTAGATTGCTCCACCGGCGGAAGTGTTGATAATGCGAGCAAGAGATACGAACCCACGTTTGTTAGGTTTAGACGGACTAGTTGAGTATTTAACTCCGCGCTTAGCTTCTGTCTGATCGTATTTAGGGAAGTGGCGATAATTAGTTGTCTCTGCTGAGGAACTAGCTTTAGTCCATCCCGATAACTGAGAACCTGACGCTGGCATAAAGCCTCGAGCCTTGTTAGTAATCGGCTTTAAAGCAGCTGCCATTTCTTTGGTTTGTGCTTTGGCTAGATCAGGCTCAAACTTGCGAAGTGCCTTGCGGAGTTTGTCAGCGCCTTTTAGCTCTACTGGCATCGCTCTGCTCCTTCGCTCTGTCCTTTAGGGCTTTAAGTAAAGTCCTAAACATTGTGTGATCTAGTTCAATTAAAGTCTGAGGCGAGAGTCCTGTCTCAAGCGATAGTCTCGCTACGAGATAGGTGAAGGACTCTCGCGTTACTCCAAAGGGTCATCGTCTAGAACCTCGACTCGCGTCAATGTATCTAGAAAAGACTCTCCGAAGGGTTTAACGGTTTCACCCGACCGACGGATTGCTTCCCAGCAGAGCCAATATACATCGGTCTGCTTTTCGTCATCTCTAAAGGCTTTGTGGAAGCCCTTCTTTGCATATTGCTCGAAGGCGTACTCGATCGCTGGTGTGATCTGGTACTCGTTAACGCTTCCGTCTGCCCTTGTTACCTTTAGTTTTGCCATTGTTTGCCCCTTAGTTAGTGATTTAGAATGTGCCGGTTGTTGCTACTGCAACTGTACCGTTAACAGTCCAGGTTACGCTCTGAGTGCCAAGATCGCCAACAGCGCCGTTAATATCGGTTGTGTTGTTAACTAGGCAAGTCATTGTGTAAAGAGGGTTAGTTGCTGAAACGATTGTGCCTTTTGTCTGTAGCAAGACTACAGTTACAGAAGTACCCCAAGCAGCTTGCAAAGTTGCTAGAACGTTTGCTGTTGCTGTGTCATTGAGGAAGTCGATTGTTACTGATGAGGCTTCCAAGCCCTTGACGAACTTGTGGCCTGAGTCTCCCATTGCTGTGACTTCGAGTTCATCGAATGTACGGTTAAGGGTTACAGAAGTTACGTGGTCGCTAAGATCAACGGTGTTAACCTTCACGCCTACGTTGTTGCTTAGAAATACTGCCATTTAGGTTATTCCTCGTCTTTCTTAGTAGATGGTTTTGGTGCTGTTGGTGCAACCTGCCCGATCTTAATCAGGAAGGCTTCTTGCTCTTTTTCCCACTCGGACATAATTAACTCCAACTCGTTAGGACTGAAACTTGCATTGAGCAAGTCAATAGATCGCCCGTTGCAGCGCTGAGAACGCTAGGCGCGCTCACATCTCCCACATTATAGACGATAGAAGATGCCGCTAGTTTATTAAACACAGCTACTAGCAGATCTTCAATTCCATTTAGGTTTCCTTCGTTGTCCAATAAAGGAACGAAGATGTTTACAGAAAAGTTAGCAAGCGGCGCAATAGTGTTATAGCCATTGTTGTTAGGTGTCACATAAGGATCAGCCGGTGAGATAACTACGCTGTTGACAATAGGCGTAGCTGGTGGGAATGAGAATACTGAGTATTTAGTGTTATCGACTAGAGCCGCTGCAATAGTGCCGCGAAGTGTTGAAATCGCTGCCATGGTTAGCCAACCATCGAGCGCGGATCTAAGTAAGGCGCAAGCAAGCCGCGAACACGAGCGAGCAAAGTGTTAGACATTGTGAACGGGCTAGGTGCAAATCCATCAACTGTCATACCTTGGCCGCTTGGCGCTTGGCGTGCTTGCCAAATAGCGATTGTTATCATTAAAGATGCTTCCTGGATTGCTTTAACATCGGCAGGATCTAGATAGGTTGAAGCTTTGATTGTCGCGTAAGGATTAAAAGGATGGTAAGGAGTATCTGCTACGTGATTGGTTGTAACTGTAATCTCGTAGTCTTTGACTGACGTGATTGTCTTGTTGCCATTGAAGTGCGCACCTGCGCCGGTAACGTTAATGGTCTGACCCACATAATAAACATTATTTATTGCATTTTCAAAATAGAGAGTTCCTACTGTGCCCACGTTCTTATGTGCAATAGCAAACTCTGTATTGCTCCAAATAAAAGGCAATAAGACATCATCTGAAGCATCACAGACAGACTGAAGGGTCGCGTCTGTATAAAGTGTTCCCACTCCAAGCGCGGCTCTTAATTCTGCAACTGTTGTCAGACTCATCTTGTTTTCCTCTCTAAAGACTGGCTGGGTAGAAGGGCACTACCCAGCCAGCGACTTAGTTACTTCTTAGGTGAAGTTGAACCAGTTTGCGCCAGCCGCTAATTTAGTGGCAAGTGCTCCCTGACCGAAGAGTAGAATGTCTACAGTTCCGTCTGAGTTAACATTTGTGCGAAGTTGCTGACGAGCACCCTCGTACCATGTGTAAGCGTCTGGGTTGATAACAGCCATTGAGTAATCAGCTGTGCCGACTCCGCCTGAGCCCTTCATGTAACGAGATACACGAAGATCAAGGCCTGCTACTGTTCCACGAAGTGATGCAGGTGAAAGTGCTCCGCCTGCGTTTTGTGGATTAGCTGCGATGTAGATTGGACGGCCATTATCGTTGTATGACATGAT